GGGAGTAATTGGTGAAAGGCTACATTTCCTGCTACATCTTCCGTATATAATCTAACACCGTCTTTAGTTATAAGTAACCAACCCTCTGAATCGGTAGCATCCGTTGAATTGACACGAATAAAGATACTGTCCTTATTTTGATAAATCAACGATGTGTCCGAGGCGTCAGCAGAATTCGTAATCCACCGTCCGATATCATTGATGATAAAATCCTTTCCATCTGCATCGTGTAATCTGTTACCTGTGACAGTCTGGTCTGCTGTTGCCATGTTTGTTCCGCCTGTGATTTCGACGCAGGAGGTATCTGATTCATTCACGACAAAGCAGACGCTATCACCAACAACAAACGTCTCTATGTCTATGGACAGGACAGAGTCCCTATGCTTATAACGCAAGACTCCGGCGGTATCTGTTACTGCCATATAATTCTCATACGGCGGGCTAATGCTAAGCCAGTTATAGACTTCGTTTGCGCGTTCAATGTTATTAAGTTTAATGAATTGCGCGTTACCGCACATCCACATCAAACACACTCCGCAAACAAGTAGACTTCTATATATTCGTCCTCTGCCGCCCATAATAAAGTAATTGTATTAGTGCCGTTATCTACTGTAAATCCTATGTCATAGCTGACCTTCTGCGCCGCTCTGAATACCCACAGATGATCTCTGAACCACTGCGCCGTATAAAGCCCTGTATCAGGTAAGGTGAATTCTGTGATGACCAGATCGGTGCCGCTGAAACCCTCGAAGTATTGTGATTGCTTACAGGTGTCGCTCTCTGTGTCAGGGCAATGAAAGAAGTCAATCTGTTTTGTACAGTCGCCACAGGCCACAATCAATCTGTACAATCCTGTCCCCGGTAACTCAAATGGATTGCCGGTGCCCACTTCGTTGAAGCCACTCCCGATGTTCCGATACCATGTGTATGTCGCCGGCTCTTCTCCGCATCCGTCCAGAGTAGCAGTAGCGTCATCACCAGTCACGCCGACTGACAGCGTGAGCACACATGTCTCTGACTCCAGTATCACCTTTCGTGCTGAGCCGCTGCACCCCCCCTCACAAATCACATATACCTCATAAAGCCCCTCCGTCGTTACGTCATAGCTTGCATCGGTGCCGCTCTGCACAAGCACAGGCCCTGCTCCCGTGTCCCTATACCATGTGTATGTCGCCGGCTCTAATCCCTCGCATGCGTCATGCAGGACATTGAGTACTCCGGAGAGATATTGCAGACCCACATCGAAGCTCTCGCACGTACTCGTCCCCTCGAAATCATGTATCGCCTCAGCGACGCAATCACCACACCCGGACATCACTACCCTGAAAACTCCTGCTCCTGTAGGCACATAAGCTGTGCCCGTAAAGACCTCATCCCACTCTGTATTCTCGGTATCCCATTCATACCATGTGAAGACAGGAGACTCACATCCTCCTGCTGTCGCCAAAAGCCCTGCACCATCCTCGCTGATCGCCACCGTGACAGATTCACAGAGGTCCTGATATAAATATGTGTCGTCAACCGAACACCCTTCGCTATTCGTGACCGCTTTGTAAATGCCGAAAGCACCAAGAGAAACACTCGACGCATCCTCAACTAGAATCGTCCAGGGGTCGCTCTCTGTCTCCCGATAGAGCCAGTTCGTTGTCACTGGCCCGGGTGCATCCGATGGCGTTGCCGTCAGGTCGCCGCCGCTTTGGGATACCTCCACCGCAAAAGCTCCACACTCTGCTGTGCTCCCTGGCAACTCAGGGCAGTCATCATCGAAAGGAGCATCGGTGTATGCCGGTCGGCAGCATGCGAGAAGTCCGATCATGGTCGGGAATTCCCCATCGATGCGTTTGAAATAGAACCGGACCTCATTCTCTATCATTTGATCGAGTGTGCCGACCCGATCGATCGTGATGAGGGAAATCTGATAGATGTCACCGCCTTGTACTTCGAGCAAGACATTGTGAAGGCATGAGAGCTGATGCAAATACTCGGTGCGAAGCTGATCGGCGATGAGATTGAAAGAGGCAAAGCGCCTCACTGTCCTTCTTTCGAGATCTTGCTCTCCAAAGCCGTTCTCTGTAATCTCGTCGTCAATATCATAGTCGATAGGATTGAAGTAAGCATCGAAGAAAAGCTCAAGAGCACTGAGCTCCTCTTCTCCACATGCTTCATCCTGGTATATCTTAAATATCCACGGACAGATATCAGCCTCCACCTCGCTCACCATGACCGCTGATGTCGGCATGAAGTCGTCCTGATTTACTAAGTTGAATGACTTCGCTGTTGCCATTAGTGATGAATGGTATTAATGGTGAGTACTCCTACTGGCTCATCGAGAGTGGCGTCAGCAACTTCTCCCCATCCGAGCTGTGTTTTGACAAGATCATTCGGGTTGAAGGTGTCTAAGTCATCACAGCACAGGTAGCATTTCAGCGGCACCTGCTCTTTCTGCCTCATCCATCTGAAGAATGTAGTCGGCTGTCCGTTCATGATGCCGGTCGACTGTGGCCTGTCCCATTTGTAGTAATTCTGCTGGAGAGTAGACCATGCGAAATGACCATTGAGTTTCAATAGTCCACTGATAGGACAGACATCGGAGAGGACTTTATTGTCCGTGACAGATATTATCAGAAGGCCGTCAAGATTGTCGATGTAGTCTGCTTTGTGCTCATAGAGATATTTGACGTTGCTGTAAAATAAGTCTGCACGGAATGTCTTTTTCTTTTTGTCAGGATCTGTGCATGCGCCTTCATACAATATTGGCAGGCCGTCAAAGTCTTTACCCTTACCGTCTGTCAGCCCTTTCCATAAAAACTCCTCTTCTTTTGGCAGCTTCTCTTTATCGTATTTGTATTGGACTTTGCCCGTAATGTGTTTGACGTGATCGGCATGAGTGAGGTCAAGCATAAGCAAGCGGTCGAAATAGCTTACATGCTCAATACGAAGAGTACCTGCGTCAATGGCGATATCAATATTTCCCGGGAGACTTGTGAGAACACTCTTCAGCGCTATTGGTATTTCAGAATGGGTATCTGGCCCGTCCTCATCATCCTTGATGAAGTCAGAGAAATGGATCACATGTACATCAGTGAGTCCTATCGCTGCTTTCTGGTATGCCTCATTATCCGGCGCTGTGGCATCTGGATTGATATTGAAAAAATTAGAGAGGACAGGAGTGCCGCATTGTGCTGTGAGTAGATAATCAATGATGCTTCGTAGGGGGTAGGCCAAATGCAGTGGAGTCTCCACGGTACCTATCGCGCCATTATATACGACGCCTACTGCCTTTTTCACCCAAAGACAATCTGTTGGACAGTTGTCAGTGAGGAGTATCCATGTAGGGTCTGCGTCAGGAGGCGTCGCGTCAGGAGTGCACGTCCCGGGCGCGTACTCCCGTACAACGCTTACAGTAATGTGTGCATTCCCTATGATCTGGCCACTGGTCGTAAAAAATGCAGCGGTGTAAGAAGCACTAAGGAGCGTCCATGCGCCAGACCCCCCATCGAGTAGGTCAGAACACTGAATCAAGACATTAAGAAGAATAACAGCACGTAGGCTCTCAAGGAATTCATCATTTGTGCTGCCAGCGTTAAGTATATCAATGGTGTTTGCAATTAAATGAGGAGGGCCTTCTGACCACTCACAGACCCTTGTCTCTGTGTCATGCAAAGATCCAATAGTGAGCGTCGTCGTAGCAAGCCCAGAGAAGTCTATCTCCTTCTCCCAATTGTCCAGCATACACGAGTAATCGTCATCCGGCTCTGCCTTGATAGCTACCTTGCACAGTGATTTGTCCCACTCTCCGGCATTGCACCTGATGCGCCCATTCCAAAAAGTAGTAGATGCTTCACCGCAAATCCTGACTATCTCGATGAGGATGAATTGACAGCGGTCATCTGACTCTTCTACGACAAGGAGCCTGTCAAAATCGGTGATGGACCTGGTGATGTCGTTGCAGAAAACGAGGGCTGTGTCAAGGTTCAGCCTCCAGAAGCCGAAGTCATCATCCTGCTCCCATTTGAATTGGATTTTGTCATTACGAGGGTATGCCTGGAAGGTGTTACCGTCAGGCGTGGTGATATGAAACTCAAACTTGTCGTGAAGATGCACCGACATGGGTGCGCAATGTCGAAGAGGAGAGGCTGAGTATCAACGACACCGTGAAATTAGGGGAGGGTGTCGACCAGGATATAATCGCCATCGATTAAATCATCGTAGTTTTTTGAAATGAACTTCGATTCCGCTTCTGCCTGAGCAAGCAACTCCTCGGCCTCCTCGTCTCCGATGTCTATTGCGATTGAAAAGAGAAACTTGGCATAGTCTCTCTCTTTACTGCTTTCGCTTGAATCGTAATATTCAATAGCTTCTTTAAGTTTCATCACTTCAGGTATTTATTAGCGAATGCAATCATGTCCTCGTAAATGTCCGGAAATTCATTCTTGAAGAATTCATTGCCAAGATGCTTTAACTCCATTGCGTGTGCAAAGAATTCCATGTGATCAGCGTTTCCAAGTTTTCTCCAGTAGCTCTTTTCGTGACCAAATCCATATTGACCTTTGGTCAGCGCCGCTACCGTATCTCCTGTTGCCCAAATATTAGCGACCTCATCATGCTTACCTTCAAAGTGGAGAGGCTTTGCGGCATCGTAGTGCTTTGTTGTCCATTCCTTAAGGTCAATTTCAAGTGCAAGGAACTTTTTCTTAATGGCTATAAAGTCTTCGGCAAGGTCAGCATTGATGAATTTTGTAGTAATGAGGTTATTTTTTACGTGATAGGCGTGGCCGAACTCATGATATACCAAAGTCTTTTTGAGGAATTCGGTCTTTTTCTCACGTAGCTCAACTATGCCTTTATTGATGTTGTAGTGCGCCGATCCTTTTCTTTTTGAAATATTGACCTGAAACTCTGGCATTTTAGAGAGAAAGGCCTCATCTATATCAGGAGCGTATTTCTGCAAACGCTTTTGAAGAACTTCGGTACGTCCTTCAATTGGCTTGGACTGTACTTCCTCTCCTCCCTCCAACTCCTTTGCTAACTCATCAGAAATAGGATCGAGTGTGTGACGGCAGCGATGCCCCCCGACGTCCAAAAAGGGATCGTACACTTTCGGCTTTCCTTCGAAAGACAGACTTGCCCAATCCTCAATCTCTTTCCTAGTGAAAATACGGTTATTCCTTGCAATACAGAAAGGCCTGGAGTTATTCATCAACCCTCCCTGAAATATGAACTTGTCAAGACCGAGCTCATCAGCATAGTGCTTAGTGAGAGCCCGGTCATTCTGTGCATACATGTCCATCGTGACTGTGCGGAAGACTGACTCACTAATGCCGGGCTTCTCTCCATCTCCTATGATGAGCGTCCTCATCTGCGTCTGAAATTGTGAAAATGACTGACCGCCTGCAATCGCTTTCACCGTTTGTGCTCGTATCGATCTGATCTCCGTGTCGTCGTTCCACAGATCATAAAGAGCTCCGGATTTGACAAAGCCGTCTCCATCATAGCCAATGCGATTGAGTAGGGATTTGTGGACTTTCGTCTCTACAGCAGGGCGGTTGAGCTCCAGCACCTCGTTGAAATACTTTTTCACGAGCTTCTCCTGTCCGAGCAGATTATCCAGGAGATTGGCAATGATCTCTTTTTTCGGGCCGTCATGTATCTCTTTCTCGATGCGCCTGATCTGTCCGAGTAGAGAATAGTTTGATGCCGTATTACTCACCTTGCCGTCCTCTGTCCTCAGTTTTGCAATCAGTCCCTCTATCTTATCCCATAACCTGGACTGGAGCTTTTTTACACCCCCGACTAGCTCAGTCTCTTTGTCGTCGATGTACTTGAGACGTGCCTTTGTATGCTTATTCAGTGACGGCATCAGGCACTCCGTTTTGTCTGAATGCTTGTACTGCTGGAGTCACAGGAGCCACCGGCTCAGGCGTGAACTCGTCTATCATCTTACTCACAATATCCCTTTGCGTCTTGTACTCCATCAGATAGAAAGGCGATTCGCTATGCTCTTCCTCGATCCTGTCCATTATCTCTTCAAAGTTGATATACAGCACTTTCTTCGGATCATCAGGAGCCAGCTCTGCCAATATGAACATCTTCTCCTCTTTGCTCTTCTCACGGAAAGGCCTGAATTTCTCGCGCACCTTGAACCACTCGATATTGTCCGGATTGTCCTGTGACTGCTTAGAAATGATCTGCATGTCAATAGCCTGGATCTGCATATATGGCGCTCCCGAATTCAAAGCAAGTCCTCTGTCGATCAGAAGGTCATTGATAGAGGCCAGCTTGAAGTCTGAAGGGAATTTGTACTCAATGATCAAATCGTCAGAGTCATTCTGGGTGTGTATCGCTGTAAGTAGTGTCACGAACTGATAGAATGCAGCCAGCTGTGATGCATAGTCATTGATCACGTCATTTGCGCTCTCCAAATTTGCTCTCTTCTCTGTCGCGGTGATCATCACCTCAGTCCGGTCGAAGAGGTTTGTATTGAAGATGGCGAAGCTGACAGCCTTCTCCAGCTTGTCGACCTGTTCATCCCACATTTGTATCATGTGCTTTGGCACCTCGACGTAATGCACGGCCTGTTTCAGAGGGATATGCTCCTCTTTTCCATCGGGCCACTTCACCAGGATGATATCTTGTGTCGTCTTGTGAATCTTCAGACCTAATCCACCGCATGAAGGACAGTTCTTTCCGGATAGGTTCAGCTTGCCTCCCATGCACCTGTCTTTGTTCTGCTCGAACCCAGTCTCATAGTCGCACATGGGAGCGTACTGTATCTTCTGCAAAAATCCGTGCAATGCTTTTGCCAGGTCGAACTCACTCTTTGTATTGATGAGGTCACGGAAGATGTAATCAGCAGACCACATAGGAGAAATGAACGTCTGCCGTGCTGTCATAGGATCTCTGATGTATCCGAACCTCTTACATGGACAGACCTTTGACATAGTATCAAAGAATCTCGCCGCAAATCTCTTGTCGTTACCATTGACTTTCAGTACGACGATCTCGGCATCCTCATAAATAGCATCCTCCATAATGGCCTTTCCTGTCACTGCTATCTCCGTGTACTCAATAGCGTAATCTGCAGCATAGAGTAAGAATTTGTCCCCCTTTCTAACGATACCTTGATAGTATTTGTCCAGCGCTTTCGTCACCGGGTCGTCAGGACGACCTTTCGGTCCCTTCATGGCGTCTTTCTCAAATACGTCACATCCCTGGTTGACAATGAGGTACTGCAATTCGTTGTGCCAGTACTCAAAATATATCGCTTGCTCACTGGTGACCTCGACTGGATACGTATACGGCTTATCCTTTCCTGTCACATCTTTCCGAAACTCAGTGATCAGCCATGCATTAGGATCGTGGAATGTATAATGCTCGAAGGCTTCTGTCAAATAGTCCTTCAGGCTCTCTCCGTTGTTGAAGTTCACGAAGCGATCTCTGATCTCTTGCACTGCCTCCTCGCGATCTTCATTCATATAGTAGATGTTGTCCACTATGTTGTCAGCACGAGGCACCTTCTTGTACACACTCACCACTTTGTTAGCGACGTATGGCGTCCGGGTATTTGTGATGGAGCATCGCTGCTCTTTCTGTGCATCTGTCTCTCTTGGCTTATATGACAGCACAAGCTCACCCTGATCTTCGCCGGTCATGATGCGTTTGTAATGCTTCGCAAGCTTGACGGTGCGGTCATAGTGCTTATGCTTGAGATTTTTGCTGATGACTTTCTCCAGTATCTCACGCAGCTCTTGATTGCTGTACTTTTTCATTTGAATTTTCTTTTGAATACGTTCCGAAATTCCAACATAGCAGCGCGTCGGCTGCATCGCTCATGTGTCCATACTTCTGACACTTCACTCCGTTGATGTCCTCTATTTTCTTCAGCTTGGCGCCGTTGGCATCCTCTTTCACAAACTCGAAGTCTGCAATGGTGTGCTTGCAGGACTCATCGACCTCTACGTCTACACCATATGCTCCCGACAGTAATGCGTTCATGAACTCCCTTCTGCCAAGAGTGCCATGACCGAGAGCCCGGTGCCGTGGGTTCTGTTTGAGGAGTCTGCGAGAGGAAGGATAGATGAGTGTTTTTAGCTCCTTCTCCACGATCTTATAATAGTCTCTTGCCTCTCCAATTGGCAGAGTAGCCTTGCCGGTAGCATCACCGTAGTAGAACAGCCCTACACTACACATATGCCCAAAGTCTGCCCGAAAAGTCTGGCATGTGTACTCGATAGTGTTTTTTGGGGTCGTCATCGCATACTCCCTCACACATCTCACTTTTATCCTCCCATCAGTCCCGGGTATCAACTGCCAGACGTTTGCAGGCATGTACGGATTGACGTTGAAGTCGAGCGTGAAGTGTATCGGCAGGCCGTCCACGGCATTGAATTTGCCGACATGAATTCTCCTGTCGAAATTAGAATAGTACTCTGCTCCGGACTTGCCGAAGGGTGATCCATAAATGAGGAGGTCCACCTGGTCTTTAGAGAGCTCCCTTTTTCTTGTCTCGATATAGTCTCTGCTGATGTGAGGGATGTTGTGATAAGCAGAGCAGATCACCACACACTTATTCTCGAACTCTTTGAAGAAGTAGTCAGTCTCTGACATGATCGACTCTTGGATCTCGTGCCTAAATTCCTCCAGGTCGAACATCTCTGTAAGCCACTGCTCCTTCGCTGGCTTTGTGAAGATGTATAGGGGATTGGCTTGCCGTCCTGCATTTGGATGGCTCTCTGGCACCCACGGCACCTGCAGTTTGTCAGCACCTTCGTTGATGTGGATACCGGATCCTCTCAACCGTCCGGTGATTGTCTCTTTTACGGCGACCTCTTTTGTGTCCGACGTCTCATCGAGGAGCGCCCATGAGATTGTCCGGCCCTCGATAGTCTTATAGTTATCGAGGGATGCAAGCATGATCACTGCTCCGTTACGAAAGAAGATTTTGTTTTTGTTCGTCTTAAAGACGTGCCCATGCTGGACGAATGACATAGGAGGATTGACGTCTATCACATAGAATCCATCCGGATTAGTCTTTGTATATTCTGTCCAGCCGAAACCCTTCCATACGTTCGTACATTCGAGAAGGGTGCTGTCTGATAGCTGCCCGTATGTGTTTGCCGCTATCATCCCAAGAGCTTCAGGGCATATGTTCACGAGCATCCAGGAGATGAGCCCAATTCCGAAGGTTTTCCCGCCGCCCTGGCCTGCATGAAAAAGGTTCCTCTCCTTCTGTGAGCGGTAGATGTCGAACTGAGGACCAGAGAGGTCTATGTCAATTTTCTGAAGCATCTGCCTCGGCCATACTTTTAGATCCTTTCACATTTATGTAGACGGCAGGCGTTTGCGGCTGCAGCTTCTCTCCTCCCGTGGTATGGTCGAAGCGCTCCGGTACATTGTAGCGAGGGTCCAGTGATTTAAGAGCATGGATGATGAGTGTCGAATGAGGAGGCACCCACTTCTTTGTCACACGCTGAGAGACAACCTGCCCGTCTTTGTCAGTCTCAGTCATCGTCTCGATAGACTCATATCCTTCTAAGAGTTTCTTCTGTCCCCTCTCTGCCATAGCGAGACGAGCGGAGTATTTGTCAGCCTCAGCTTCTTTGATTGCTTCGCCAAAATCAGGATGAGAGATATTCTTCCAGCGATAATATGAGCGCCTGTCAATACCTACAATGCCGCATATCTCTACGACAGTGTGCTCACCGCTTGCGGTTAGTTCTACTATTCTTTTTGCTATCTCTTCTGAATAACGCATTTTCAATTTCTTTTTTCTCCGTCCTTATCACCTCGTGATATAGGACTTTGTGCCTTATGTACTTCGTCATGATGCTTCTGGTCGGTGCGGTGTCTTCATCTATCTGCATGAAATCCCTGAAGGCATTCGCTGCTTGATACTGCGACATGCCCCCTTTGTGAATGAGCGCCGCCATAAACCAAAAGGCCGCGTCAGTAAATTTGTCCGCACGGTAGAAGTCATGAAGCCCCTTTGGTAAGGGAGTGTTTTCTGCCATAAAACTCAATGTTTTGTGAGAAGACAGACAACGACACCGTGAAATTGGAAGTGTAAGATATTAAGAAATACCTTTATGTCTTATGATTTCTCCTGAAGAGATGAGGATGCGTATCGGTCGGGTTCGTGAGGACCTGATCCGGACCAGAGCAAGAGATATGCTCGTGATCGGCCTGGACATGATAGCCCTGGTGAAGAGAAGGGTGATCAATACAGGGGTGACAGCCGAAGGGCAGACATTTGGCGTCTATTCACAGGCTTATCAGAAGCAAAGGGCAAGAGAAAACCTTACAGAGAAGCCTTTCCCTAATAAGAATTTCAAACGGACGACGAGGATGTGGAACAACACCACGGCATCAATTATCAAGCAAGGCAGAGATGATGTGACGGTAAGACTTGCTCCGACCACTGGAGAGGAGGTCAGCAAACTAGAGTACAACGAGAAGAGGAGCGGGAGTATCATTGCTCTGAGTGCAAAAGAGAAGAAAACTCTCGACAGAAGTATCGAGAGGCGATACAAAAGGATTCTTATCACCAATAATATCATATGATCACTCAATTAATTAAGCCGATATCGACCATCATCACCACTCTGCCATATGTCAGTCGTTATGGCGGCATTGTCAATACGGCTTCGCGGTCTGTCGAAATAGGAACCACAGAGGAAGGACACCCCATCTATCACAAAGAGACTTTCCCTGTCGCTTGTGGCGTGTCAGCTGTGGAGTGCTGGGAAGATGGACGTTATGCAGACCTGATCCCGAACGACAATTTCAACTCTATATTCTATTTCGAGCAGATCGACGGCATGAGATATGAGGGCGTCGTGCAGAACAAAGCAAAGACGTTTCACAAGTTCTCTGAAAGGCTCAGGCTCGTCGGATGGCTGAACCTGTCAAGGTTTGGCATCATAGACTGCACCGGCGCCGATGCTATCAGTATTGGACTGATCAAAGCGCTAAACGCAGAATGGAAGGATCTTGACGACCCAATGAAAATCTACAGACTCGAAAGTGAGGTGATCAATATCGAGCCAAAGCATTACAACCCCTTCGAGAAGTATGCTTACAATGAAATGAGTGAGATGTGGATGTATCCATATGATTATGTGAGTATGATCATCGAGGTGCGGGCGCAAATTGCCGAAGAGTGCATGGAAGATTTTGAGCCCGGAGACTCTGTCGACTGCCCTCCTATCGATTTCTCTTCTGGTACGCCGTGGGAGCCTCCTTCTGTAGGCGGCTGCGAAAGAGTCGAAGAATGTTTGGGAATATCAGAGGAAGGTGATCCGGCATTGTTTCTGAATGAGCAGGGTGAGTTTGTGGCTGGCGGCGGCGGCGCTGGCGTCGCAGATTATTCACTCAGTGAACAAGTATGGGAGCGAGATACATGGCTTGGGGAAACGATATACTGGAGGACGTGGATTTTCACAAATGTTACCGGTAGCCAATCATTAACTGGATTTACGCCAAATTATATAGGTCATATAGTTGAGCATTCTAATATGAGGTTTAAGTTAAATGCATCATCTATATGGCAAACAACAGCGAGCGACATCAATCCGCCAATAGGTCCGAATGATCCATACACCACAGGAAATCTTGGGAATGGTGTTGATATTGAATTTACAGTCTGGTACACAAAAGCGCCTTAGATGTCTCCCTGTCATTGCTCAGGTTGTTTTGCTTTCTCTGAACCAATTAATTCTAATTGATGTAATACACCACCCGGATGCATACCTAATTGAGCCGACATATTCATAATAATGTTAATGTACTCTCGCACTGTTTTCTGTGGATGTTTTTTTTGAAACTTAACAACCGCATCATATAAATTAACCGCATCACCTTGTGATAGCGTAGATGTGGTTTGTAGCCACCATACCGAACGGCTTACATATCTTTTGCCATCCACTCCGTTTGCCTTGCTCATCTTATTTTTGTTCTTTTTTAAGAATCTCTATTGCCGCCTTTAGCTGCGCGATTTCGTCTCTCACTTTGGGGCCGTTGACAAAGTGACCGACTCCACGAGAAAACTTATCGTAAAGCTTTAGCCTGTTATTCACGGCATTCTCCAGCAACCTTATCGGACATTCTAAATTCATACCCGTTCATATCATTACGCCAATGACGCCCTCATCCTTCTTTACCACATAGATCACACTACCTCCCATCAACTCGCTCACGTGCGTAGGCATAGGGATCTCGGTAGTATGCTCTCTTGTCTGTACAGCAGCACACACCGAGGACCATACCCAGTTGTAAACATCGACGGAGTGATCCATCCACGCTTTGAGAGTCTTATTGAAAGTGATTGTCTTGACCTGGCTTTTTAGTAGTGGGTACTGCCAGCGCCACCGATCGGGGGATTTAGCGAGTTCCTCTTGAAGGGCAAGGTTTGCCTCTGCACTCTTCAGCATGTCCTCACATGCTGTCGGATCGGCCATCTCCTCGAGATGAGCAAAGACGACCTCAGCAGGAGACTGTGCTTCTTTCCATAGATTCATGAGCTACCAGAATTGCGGTAGCTCGGAGAGGTATGCACAAATGTAAGGTGAAGTATACATTCCTGCAAATCTTTTTTTTATAGAGTTGGTTTTAGGGACGAATGGTGGAGGGCTAAGCCTTTATCAAGACGGAGTACCTGCCCTTGGTTTTCTGTACATCCTTCATAGTCCTAAGGTAGTCTACATAACGCCAGAATTGACCACCCAGGTAAAGTTGAATAGCCCACATCACCTCGGCATAGTAAATGATGCACCCCGCTTTCAAATCAATCAGCGCCCAAAGCCTCTGTTTTGCCGGGTCTATAAAGTCGGTGTCTTTGCCTTCCAGCTTAATCAAACCATACTTGCCGGATTCATATTTGCCTTCACTCTCGTGTCCGACCGGAGCCGAGCCGCTTACGTGCCAACCATCTCTGATGTGTTCGGTTCCGTCTGAAAGTCGGACGGTGATCGATGCTGGCGTCCTTTTTATCGCTTTCTGCTTCATGAGTTATGCCATTTTCGGTGCAAAATACACATTTGCACCCGTCTTGCACACACCTGTTTTTGCGTTCGCGTGCAAGTAACTCGCTGATTTATAGATGCTTAGACCCTCTCGCACGCGAAAAAAGACACTTTTGAGAAAAAAGTATTTATATAGAATTGCACACACTACTACTATTACCCCTATATACTATAATATTTATTATTATTATTATTATTATTATATAAAGAGAGTTTATCGAGTGCAAGGCTCACAACCGAGTGTAAATCAATGACTTACTTGCACACGAATGAAAACTAAAAACGTGTGCAATCGAGTGCAAAAACTACAATGTGCTGTAAATCAGTAGTTTGTTTGCACGCGAACAAAAAGCAATCGAGTGCCAATAAGACCCCAATCATTCAAGGAGCAAAAGCAGGTGCTTTGCCTTGAGCGAAACGTCTTCCGGGAATTTCCTTTTGCTGGGTATTATCTCCATTGGCCCACCAGATGTAATCAGACGACACTTCTCAATGGACCTTTCGCTTATGGCCTCAATAGTGCCCCTATCCACTATAAAGCTTACGAGTAGACTATAGGTTTTAGACGGCACCCATGGTTTACATGTGGATATAATTCAGATTTTCATCAAACACCAGATCGAGCGTGTCCAGCACATTCTCTTTTTCCATTTCAATCTTTGCGAAGAACACACCTAGGTAGTATTGTGGCTCCACCGGCCCCCTGGCTTTGATTCTATCTCCAATCAGGCTATCCACGTCGGCCCAATAATGAAGAGAGTCGCCTGCCGCCTCAGCTTCCTTTTGATATTTTTTGAAGTCTATCAAGCGACGGTCGTATTCACTCTGTGTATCCGAAAGCTTGACCAAATCTGCAGCACTCATGACGACGTCGAAATACTTGTTACTTACACTAGACCAGTGCTCAACCATTGCAAAGGCCCTCTCTCGCCTTAGCTCATCTACGTAGTTTTCGTCTACCATTGAGTATCTGACCAGTGTCAATTCATGAATCTTTACAACCTTCTTTTCCCGGAAGGCATAATCATCCATGTACTTTCTGAATGACGCCACGAGCCGACTCTTAATTTCCTTCTCTGGTGGACCAGAAGAGCAGGCAGAAAGGACGACAATGAAAAGTAGTAGCTTATTCATAGATTTTTCTCTTTTTTAGATTGAATGAAATTATACGTCTGCCCTTCCATATTCTACGGATGGAATCAAAGTGTATCGTCATTGGTGGATGCCTCCCCTCGTCCTCATTGTCTGAAGTCAATGTAATTGTCCCCTCAAGAAGATCATATGCCTTCAGGCGCTTGACAACTATTGCATCATTGTGCTCAACCACATAAATAAATTCATGCCTTAATTTAGAAATCTCCATCACTGGATCTCGGCTTGTTATGATGATCTCACCACTTCGTATCGTCGCCTCCATGCTATTGCCCTGCACAGTAAATGCATAACCGGCCTTATCAAAGGTCGGTATTCCTCTGTATGATTTTAGGTCGTCATTGGTGATAGGCGTCACTTCGCCAGATAGAAAGCCTGCTTCTGCAGCCTGGGGAACATATAGAATAAGGTCATCCCGACCATATACTACCGGACCATCATTTATCATCTCATCTGCATAGTA